GCCGCCCGCGGGCGCAGAGGGCTGCATGAGGATCGCACCCGTTCACGTTGCCACCGGCTTTACCACTGCTGCTATTGTGGCCGGCCTGATTCTAGTCCACATGTTGACTGCGATCTTGACTGCTGCCTACGCACCGGTTCAGTTGCCGTCCGCGCGGGGCGAGACACAGCGGATCATTCAGCAGATCCACGCCGACATCGACAGCATGTTGGCCAGATGTGATCGTATCCAGGCCGATCTCGCCCGCAGTCGGGAGTTGATTGCTTCACTGCCGGACAGATAACGGTGCCCTACGCGCCAGCCCGACCATGCAGACATCCAGGATGTCCGGGCTTAGCCACTGCCGGAAGTTACTGCGCACAGCATCCCCGGCGGTCGGGCCAGAAGAAGGACAGATCAGGCGATAGCTTCTATAGCTCAGCCCCATGGCGCCGCTTCAGGATGCGGGTGCTTCGGCAACGTCCCGTATGCGAGCAGTGCCAGCAGGTGCCGTCGGCGGAAGTACACCACATAGTTGCCATCCGCCACGGCGGCGCCCCATTCGATGAGGCCAACGTTCACGCCCTCTGTAAGCCGTGCCATTCGCGCGCTACTCGGGTGAGCATGAGCCGGTAGGGGCGGGTCGGATCCTTCAGATTGAGCCGTCGCTAGACGTGCTCGGCAGTCACGTGTGCGTTTGCGCAGGTTTCCGGGTGGGGTACTCCCAGGTGGAGATGTAACTCGTTCATGGCCCAGATCTTAGCTCAGAAGATCGAACTCGTAGCTGTCGAGAAGCTGAGGTTACACCCACGCAACCCACGCCGCGGCAAAGTGGACCAAATCGCTGAGTCCATTCGGGTTAATGGCTTCACGGCGCCCTTGATCGTTCAGAAGTCGAGCATGACGGTTCTGGCCGGTAACCACCGATTGAAGGCCGCAGTGAAGCTCGGCATGCCCGAAGTCCCGTGCATCGTAGTCGATGTTGACGACGACCGGGCTTTGAGGATTCTCCTTGCCGACAACAAGACCTCGGACGACGCCACGAACGATCAGGCAGCCCTCGCGGTGATCTTGCATGACATCTCGGTTACTCCCGATAAGCTGGCCGGGACTGTTTTCACGGCCGACGAGCTTGCGGACTTGCTCCTGAAGTTCGCCCCGGCCGATCCGGACGCCGCCGAGCACGCCCTCGACACCAACGCCCAAAGTAAGATCTGCCCGACGTGCGGCCAGCCGATGAAGTGACCGCATGACCGACAGCCTCCATCTCGCGCCGTGCAGCCACGCGGCGGCCCTGTATGCCTGCCAGAGTTGGCACTACTCACGGTCCATCCCTCCCGGCGGATCGGAGTATGGGAGTCGGGGAAGTTCATCGGCTGCGTCTTGTTCGCCCGTGGCGCCTCACCGCACCTACTGACGGCCTACGGACTGACCAACACAGAGGGCTGCGAGCTTGTCCGCGTGGCGTTGACTGAGCACCGGGCGTTGGTAACCCGGATAGTCGCCATCGCCATCCGCCTGTTGAAGCGAACTAACCCCGGCCTGCGCCTCATCGTCTCGTTCGCGGATCCGGTACATGGCCATGTCGGCGGAATCTATCAGGCCGGCGGCTGGATCTACACCGGAACGAGTTCGTCGGCCAAGGCGTACCGCGATAAGTCCGGCCGGCTGTGGCACCAACGGATGGTAACCGCTTCGGGCTGCACCAAGGTCTTCGGACGCCGCAAGCAAGTGCTCTCGCCGGACCAATGCGAGATCGTGATGCTGCCGGGTAAGCACCGGTACCTGTATCCGCTGGACGCCGCCATGTGGGCGAAGATAACTCCGCTCGGGCGACCGTATCCGAAGAAGTTATGCGTAGCAAGTGACACCGGCGACACGCCCGCCGTCCAGGCGGGAGAGCGAAAATCGACACCTACGGCTACGCTCCACACCACCCCGGAGGCTGCATAGATGGGCGCCCGCGGGCCAATGCCGATGCCGACAGCCCTTCGCGTACTCGAAGGCAACCGCGGCCACCGCCCGCCGCCCGCCCACGAGCCACAGCCGCGGCCGGTCACGCCGAAGATGCCAGCGCACCTGGACAGCATCGCCCGCCGGGAGTGGCGCCGGCTGGTACCGATCCTGACGGACATGCGGGTGCTGACAGAAACCGATGGGATCAACCTGGCCCTACTCTGTCAGACTTACTCGCGGCTGATCCAGGCTCAGCAAGCACTCAGCAAATCATCGCTCCTGCTGAAGACTAGCTCGGGGTACGTTCAGCAGTCGCCGCTGATTTCGATTATCTCGGCTGCCACCGAGCAGTTGGTTAAGCTGTGCCGCGAGTTCGGGCTCAGTCCCGCATCACGCTGCCGCTTGCAGACTGAGCCGTCTCAGCGGCACGAGGCCGACGACGGCCTGATTCGATGATGTGCCATTATCGTCGGCATGAGACGCGATATGGAACTGATCCGAGCCATTCTGCTTGAGATTGAAAGGCTCCCAGACGATCGTGGAAACAACATCCACATCGAGGGTCATCCCGATGAGGAAGTCGCCTATCATATCGGCTTGTTGCATCACGCCGGTTTGATCGAGGCCATAAATGTATCGTCAACGACCAGCAATCGCTGGCTAGCGAAGTCCCTTACATGGGATGGCCATGAGTTTCTCGATGCTGCCCGCAGTGAAACGGTCTGGGTCAAGGCCAAGGACCTCGCGCTGAAGGCGACCGGTGCCCTCACCGTTGAGAGCGTGAAGGCTGCACTGCCCGAAGTCATCAAACGCCTGATCGCCGACTATTTTTCATAGATGCCCTACTCCGACGAAGCCGCCGGCCGCGTAGTGCGGTTTATCGAGACATACGGAGTCTGTTACCAGGGGATCTTCGCCGGACAGCCATTGAAGCTGCTGCCGTTCCAGCGAGATGAGATCATCCGGCCGTTGTTCGGGACGCTGCGGGACGACGGTTACCGGCAATACCGAGAGGCGTACATCTCGCTGGCGACCAAGAACGGTAAGACGGGTCTTGCGTCTGGCATTGCAGCTTACATGCTTCTCGGTGATTCCGAACCGGGGGCCGAAGTTCACATCGCCGCCACCGATCGCCAGCAGGCAGGCATTGCGTTCCAGAACGTAGCTGCGTTTGTCCGCGCAAACGATAAGCTCCGCTCAGTCTGTTCCGTCATCGACTCCGCCCGGCGCATCATTTTCCGAGATCGGGTGTTACGAGTCCTGTCATCGGACGCAGACAGGGCGATGGGGTACAACGCAAGCTGTGTGATCGCCGATGAACTCGCTTTCTGGCGTAATCGGGAACTGTACGACGCCCTGCGCTCGAGGATGCGTTTCCGAAAGCAGCCGTTGTTCATCTCAATCACGACTGCAAGCAAAGACCTATACGGCGTGGCCCATGAACTGTACCACCACGCGCGCCAGATCGAGGCTGGCATTGTCAGCGATCCGACGTTCTTTCATTACATCTGCGAGTGCCCGGCGGATGCAGACATTGGCGACCCGGCGAACTGGAAGTTAGCCAACCCCGCGCTTGGAACCGACGAGGAAGTAGCGGCCGGTCAGGCTTTGCTGTCTGTCTCGGACATGGCCGCCGAGTACCGGAAAGCCACTCAGATTCCGTCGCAGATGACGGCATTCCGGATGCTGTATCTCAACCAGTGGATCAGTCAGGGGGCGGAGGACAAGCTGTTCATTCTTGCCCAGTGGGACGCCTGCCAGTCCGATCAGCAGCCCGAGGACGGCCAGATCTGTTACGCCGGGCTCGACCTCAGCACCACGACAGACCTCACGGCCCTGGTGTTGGTCTTTCCGGTCTCGGATGATGGCTCCTATATCGTGCGGCCGTACTTCTTCATGCCGGCGGATAATGTCACCGTCCGCGAGGATCAGGACCGCGTACCCTACTCCCGCTGGTGCCGTGAGGGATTGATTATCCCGACCCCGGGCAACGTCGTGGATTACTCGTTCGTGCTCGGGGCGATTCGGGACCTTGCTGCACAGTACAGCGTCGCCGAGATCGCCCTGGACCCTTACGGCGCGGCGCTCCTCAGCCAGCAGATCCAGGAGTTGGGATTGACCCCACTCCGCTTCGGTCAGACGTCCGGCTGGCTGGACAGCCCGACGCGGGAGTTACAGAGGCTTGTCCTCGGCTCCCAGGTCAGGCACGACGGCAACGAGGCTCTGAGGTGGAATGTCGAGTGCCATGCTACCGAGCAGGACTCCGACG